CAAGAGTAGAACAAAGAATAGAACCAAGAGTAGAACAAAGAATAGAACCAAGAGTAGAACAAAGAATAGAACCAAGAGTAGAACAAAGAATAGAACCAAGAGTAGAACAAAAGGAATATATAGAGGATTATATAAATGTTAATGATATTATTATTACAAGAAATATAAATGGCGCAGAATATAATCCAATATATACAATAACTAATTTAAATCAGTTTAAAAACTTTATTTTAATAGTAGATTTTCATAATGGTGGTGGCGGAACTACATTTTTTTTAAATTCAATAGTATCTAAATATAAACATAACACTAATTTGCTAATAGTCAGAAATATAAATAATAATTTTGTAGTTAATGTAAATGAAGACTATTTATTAAACCAGACATTTACAGAACTTGAAAGTTTAATATTTCTTGATACCATTAAAGATAAAATTATTAAAATTTTTGTAAATCATACATTATGTCATACACAACAATTTATTCAAAAATTATTTACATTAAATAAAGAAGTAACCACAATTACACACGATTATTTAATGTTATTTAATAAATATAACCCTTATTATTTAGAAATACCTACATTAGAAAGAAATCCTATTGATATTAATTTATATGATCAAATTATTACACAAAATATAGCAAATTTAACTATTTATAATAAATATTTAACTGATCTGCCAAAAATAATTGTATGTCCATTACCAGATTATAAAAATAGTAAAACTAGAATTGATACTAACAATAATAAAATTATAATTGGTATTATTGGTGCAATTAGTGAAATAAAAGGAAAAATATTAATAGAAAATCTTATTAACTACTATAAAACTAATTCATTAATTAAAATTATAATTTTTGGAACATTAGATAATTATGAGTATGCATACATGTATAATAATATAAACGAATTAAATTATTTATTAATTAAACATAAACCAAATATATTATTAGAAGCTTCTCTATGGCCGGAAACTTATAGTTATACTTTAACTATTAAAAAACTTACTCAATTGCCTAGTTTTTATTTAAATAAAACGTTTGATTCTGTAATTGTAAATAGGTTAACTGAGTATGATAAAAAATATATGTTTAATACTATTAATGATATTGATAATATAATATTACAAATAAAACAAGATTATTTTTACACTATAGAACCAATAATATATTTTCCAAAATTTTGGTCAGAATATTTTAACATTAAACAACATACAGAAGAAAAAATAGATAATACATTTAAATATGAAATTAAACCATATTTTATATATTTTCCGCAATTTCATACATTTTTAGAAAATAATAAAGCTTACTATAATGGGTTTACAGATATTGAAAGTTTAAAAATGTTATCAGAATATAATGAAAATATAGATATAGAAAGTCCTTCTTTAATTGATTTGGATATCAATACAATAGCAGAATACAATTTAACGAAAAATAAACATATTATACAAAAACAAATAGATATTTTAGTTTCTTATAATTTTCCAGGATTTGCTATGTATTATTACTGGTTTTCAATGAATAATGCTACTAATAAAAATATGTTAATGAATGAAGTAATTAATTCTTTTTTTGATAACAGTATAGATATGAATAAACGAAAAATATTTTTTATATGGGCAAATGAAGATTGGCATAATAATCCTGCATTTGGTAATGATACATCATTAATAATTAAAAATAATTATTCTGAAGAAAATTTAATAAAAAATATTAATAATTTAATGAAATATTTTAAACATTCCAATTATTTAAAAATAGATAATAAACCAGTATTATTATTACATCATCCCAATAAATTAACTGAGACTGAAATTAAATTATTTGATACTATTATACTACAAATGTGCATAGATCAAGGATTTTCGGGGGTTCATTTAATTTTAAATTCACAATCAAATAATAATAACAATTATGTTCAATATAAATGTAATCCAAATTATAAACAACCAGGATCTTATAAATCGCAACAAATAATAAATAATTTATTATTAACTACATTAGATTATACAAAATATGTAGAAGATATTGTATTAGATGAAAATGAAATACAAACTTTATTTTTTAATTTTGATAATCGTGCTAGATTATTTTTACCAAATCATTTAGATAAAGCTACTGTATGTGTAAATGTTAATAAAGAATCTCAGCAATTATTTATTAAAAAAGTGGTTAATTTATATAAAAACACGAAAACTAAAATAAACCAAATTATGTTGATCAATTCATGGAATGAATGGGGTGAAAAAATGGCAACTGAACCATCTGAACAAAAAGGCAGATATTATTTGGATTTATTGAAAGAAGGATTGAGTTAAGAAGATTTAGTTAAGAAGATTTAGTTATTTTGTTAAATATATTTATAATAACTTTTATAAATATATGTTTATATCATTATCTTCTTCATATTCAGGTAATGCTTGCGCCATTAAGCAAAGTATTGTTAAATACACCAAAAATTCAAATGAAACACAATTTTTTGATTGGTTAGTTACAAGTATGAAAAGTGTAAATCAAATATTAGAAAATACACCAATTATATTTGAAAGCACTTATATATATCCAAATAAAAAAGGTAATACATCTATTAATTTTAAAAACTTTGATTTATTAACTTCACATCATGATATTAATATATTCAATGATAATAGCATAAATGAAATATGAAGGTAACTGATAGAATATATTGGTACACCAGTTTTTATAAAATAAATATTAATTTTATTAATAAATTATTTGATTCATTACAAATAATTTTTGATAATAAAGAACAATATATACAATATGATTTAGAAGTAATATTTTCAATGATATTTAAAGATGATTTTACACTTATTAACCATTTAGGTCTTACACAAAATGTTTCAGTTTGGAATGATAAAAGTGATATTTAATATTGTTAACTATCAATTATTATTTGAATCTCCATTGTAAATATAAAGTAGAACGATTTTTAAATTGAGTTATTTTCCCAATATTCAATATATTTTTGTTGTTCTTCTAATGTGTTGTATATCAAAAAATGATCTATTTTTAATATATCTTTTAAAAATTGTTTAGGAATTTTATAAGTATTTTTAAATTCATTATATAAATTTGCAATATTTTTATTTTTAGTTAAATTTTTACTATATATAGTTATATTTTTTTGAAATATAACTGATAATATATTTGACCATTCATCTATATCATTAAATCTTAATTTAATAAATACCATATTATCTTTTTCTATCATATTATATTTATTATCAAAATCAAATGTTTTAAATAAAGGTAAATGATAATGGTTTAATACTTCATCAATAGAATGATATGTCTCTAATTTATTAAATAAAGAATTAAATATATCAATTAATTCATATATATTTTGGGTTTTATAATTAGGAACGTAAAATGTTATATTTTGAAAAAAACTAGATATTTTTCGTTCTATTGGAGTTCTGTATGAATCAATAATATATAATTTATTTTTATTAGCATTATAATCAATTACATAAAATGTAGATATTTTATGTAAATCATAATAGTTAGGATTATATAATCCAAAACATGTACTGCTATGCATATGTAAAGTATTGTAACCATTATTTTTAAAAGTTGTAGATAATGTTGTTCCACCACATTTACCACCACAAAATATTAATACATTCAACTTTTTTAATAATTCATCATTTTTTATATTTTTCTCTATACTATTTATAATATTTGTCTCTTCTATACTATCTATACTATTTGGCTCTTCTATACTATCTATAATAGTTGTCTCTACTATACTATCTATAATAGGTGTCTCTATTATACTATCTATAATATTTGTCTCTTCTATACTATCCATATATTTAAGTAGCATATAATAATCCGGCATTTCCACCGATAAATTTCACCATATTGATTCTCTCTTCAAATAAATACAAATTATAATTATAATCATATATTCTCCATGTTGGTTTATTAATACCAATAATAGTTCCTGTATCTGGATCACAAATAGCTAAAGATTGTGCCAATGGATCTAAAGCAGGAATAATTGTATTAAATTCCAATTCTATATTATTAAAACGACTCATATTAATTGCACCACTTGGTTGCAAATCAGTTAAATTACTATTAATGCAAAAATTATATGTATACAGACCATCTGGAGCATTACCGCTAGTTCTCACATATTTTTCAATATAATTATATACTCCTGCAGGTAATAAATTCTCTCTATAAGATCCATCTAAAAGTAAACCCATATTAATTAAAATATTAGGTTCATTATCCGCACTATAATTTCCAGTAAGTAGCCAACCCGTTAATTTACCATTTATATTTACTCCTGGACCAATGGTTGTGGTTGTTCCATTTTGATCTACTGGGTATTGTCCAGTTGTAAGAGCTTGTATCAAATCATTTGGCATATATTTATATGGCCAGTTTGTATAATTTGACCATTCATTACGTAAATTAGCATCACTTCTTTGAAAATAAAAAAGATAACTTGATATCATCCCAGTTGAATCTAGCAATACTTTATTTGAACCAGTTACATTATAATGTATAGTTTCGTGAACTTGTTTGAACAAATAATTCTGTTCTTGTAATGCAAACAAACGTGATTCATCATTAGAAAGAAAACAATAAGTGCAATTTAAATTAATATCTGTATTCCATAATGTTCTCGTATCTGAATATGCAGTTGGACTACTAATATCTACTGCAGGTGGAGTTTGTAAAAATCGATAAAATTGCATATAATATTGATTAAAATTAGGTGATATATAAGGATAATTATTTGTTTTATCAAATACATCACGAATTTGAAATAACTGATTGATTGGACGCATTGTCACATTAATATGCAATTCATTATATTGAAGAGATATTAAGGGGAATGCCATTTGTGATCTAAGACCAAACCATGCATTTAAAGGAATATATAATATTCGTCCACGAATACTTGGTTCTGCACCTCCTATACCAGGCGTATAATAAGCATTCGGATAAGAGTTCACACGTGTGCCTGAATTGCCTGGATCATTTAATTCAGGAACATTTCCAGTCATTTTATCAAATAATGCTTTTTTCTCAGTAGAAAAATCACGCTGAACTGCAGCAAGCAAATAAGATCCAGAAAATTCTTGTAAAGTTTGATTACCACATGTAATTGTAATTCTAGAAATCATTTGAGCACCAATATTATCAATCCATTTAAACTGATATGGAATCCATTGTCCTGAATTAGAGAGAAGTGTTCCTTCAGCATCTGGTATAGGTGGCATAATTGGACTCCAAATATTAGGCAATTCAACAGATAAATAACAATCCATTAATAAATCCGCATAACGAGGAACTTTAAAAGTAAATGTAGATGGTTCATTTAATCGCAATGTTTTTGCGCCTTCAAAATCTACTCTAAACTTTTGCAGACCAAAATTGGTATATTTATAATAAGTTGTTTTGAAAAAAGTTTTTGAAGGATTACCATTTAATATAATATTTTGTTGTCCTTCTGAGACTAATTGCATTAAACCTCCTGGCATATTATATTATATACAATAATATTTAATATATATTTTAGCAATGTATATTAGAATGAATAATGCAACAGATTTTATAAAAAGTGATGGAGCAAATACTATTATATATTCAATAGCATCTGCAATAGTAGCAATAGTTTTATTAATTATGTTATTTAAAGGACCTAAAACTACTATACCTCCAGAATCAACAAATTTAATTTGTACTTCAATATGTGGAACTAATGCACTTAGTTATAAAAAAGAAGGTGCAGTTACAACTACTGGCGAAGATGCATATATTAATTATACTTTAAAAGATTTTTATATTAAATCCGCATATAATTGTTGTGCTGTAGGGTCATATAAAAATGATTATTTAAGTTTAGATATGTTAAAATATGTATTGAGACAAGGTGTCCGATTCTTAGATTTTGCAATTTATTCAATAAATAACTTACCAGTAGTTGCTACATCATCATTATCAAATAATACAAAAACATCATATAATTATTTACTATTTTCAGATGTATTACAAATAATAAATGATTATTCATTTAGTACTGCATACTGTCCAAATCCAAATGATCCTATATTTATCAATTTAAGAATATATAGTACAAGCACTGCTATGATAAAAAATTTAGGAGATTTAATACAAAAATATACGAATAATTTTTTAAATACAAAATATAGTTTTAATAATCAAGATGACATTAATAAAAATTTTGGTAATGTTTATTTAAAAGATTTATGTGGAAAAATTGTTTTATTTGTTCAAAAAAATCTGTTATGTAATGATGATAAATGTCCATTATATGAATATATAAATATGACATCTGAATCAGATATGCTTTATGGTTTAAGATATTATTATGTTGAAAATACTCGTGATATGAGTTATTTAATAGATCATAATAAACAATTTATGACTATAGTATATCCAGAGATAGGAGATAATCCACCAAATCCAAATCCTACAATAACAACTAAATTTGCGTGTCAATTTACATGTATGAGATATCAATTAGATGATGCATATGATACTTATTTAAAAGAATATAATACAACATTTAATCAAGCAGGATATGCATTTGCATTAAAACCGGAAGAATTAAGATTTAAACCAATACCACTTACTGATCCTATTCCTCAAAAACCTGAAAATAATTATGCAGAACGACATATTGTAGGACAATTTCCAAAAACTAGTTTTACAATTTAATTCTTAATATATTATATGAAACCAAAAATATGCGATAAAAATATGACATTTAAAGATTGCGAATTGGCTATTTTAAGATCAGCAATAGATAAATCAGAAGAAAAAATAGGAAAACAAGTTACAAATTCACCAGAGATTATTAAAATATTTACAATTGTAGAAAATTTTATTAAGAAGAAAAGTTTGATTGCATATGGAGGTATTGCATTAAATTCTATTTTACCAAAACAAGATCAGTTTTATAATTTGGATATTGAATTACCTGATTACGATTTTTTTAGTACGAATGCATTACACGATGCAAAAGAATTAGCAGATTATTATGTAAAAGAAGGATTTACTGAAGTAGAGGCAAAACCAGGGGTGCATCACGGCACATATAAAGTATATGTGAATTTTATACCTGTTGCAGACATTACTTTTTTAGATAAAGAATTATTTAATGCATTGAAAAAAGAATCTATTCGTGTTTCTGGTATTTTATATGCATCGCCAAATTATTTAAGAATGTCAATGTATTTAGAATTATCTAGACCAGAAGGCGATAAAAGTCGGTGGGAAAAGGTTTTAAAACGATTAATATTATTAAATAAATATTATCCTTTAACTGGTGCGGAATGTAGCAATTTTAAATTTCAAAGAAAAATGGAAAAGAAATTTAGTAATCAAGAAATAAATACTATTTATGATACTGTAAAAAATACACTTGTTGATCAAGGTGTTGTATTTTTTGGAGGATATGCTCTCTCTCTTTATTCTAAATATATGCCTTTTGATCATATTCCTATTGTAAAAGTACCTGATTTTGATGTATTATCAGAAGATCCAGAAACTACTGCAGAAATTATAAAAGAACGATTAGAAGATAAAGGTATTCAAAATATTAAAATAATTCAACAAGACAAAATTGGTGAAATTGTTGCGCCACATTATATGATTAATATTGGGACAGATACTTTGGCATTTATTTATAAACCTTTAGCATGTCATAGTTATAATATTACAACTGAACATGGACTGCAAATTAAAGTAGCAACGATAGATACTATGTTGTCATTTTATTTAGCATTTATATATTCAGGACGACCATATTATGATATAAATCGTATATTATGTATGGCTCATTATTTATTTCGTATTCAACAAAAAAATAGATTAGAACAAAAAGGATTATTAAAACGATTTAGTATTGATTGTTATGGTCATCAAGAAACTATTGAAGAAATGCGTGCAGCTAAATCAGAAAAATATAAAGAATTGAAAAATAAACGTGATACACCTGAATATGAAGAATATTTTTTAAGATATCGACCAGCAGATAATATGACTACTACTGCATCTACTCGGGCAACTAAAGAAAGTAGTAAAAGTAGTAGCAGTAAAAGTTTAAGTAGTAAAAGTAGTAAAAATAGTAAAAGTTTAAGTAGCAGTAGTAGCAGTAAAAGTTTTAAAAGACGTAAACACAAAAAAAAGAAAACAAAGAAGACCAAGAAGACGGGTTTTTTCTTTTAACTAACTAACTAACTAACTAACTAACTAACTAACTAACTAACTAACTAATACAATATTCTTTAATTAATAAATTTAATATTTTTACAAAAATATTTGATTTGTATATTTTACTTTTTGAATGATAATATAAAAATAAAATAAAAACCATTAGTTTTTCAATAATAAATAATACTTTATAAAATAATCGTTGTTTAATATTATGATCATTAATATAACTACACATTTGAGTAGTTACATTTGTTGTAATAAATAAATTTATATCTAATAATCCTGCTAATATTTTATGTATATTTGTATCTTCATTTTTAATAATAAATAGTTGATGTAATTTATTAATACCTATTAAACTAATATTTAAACTTTTATATTTACTATTTAGAAAAATATAAGGTGTTATACCATCAATATATTTATTATCTATTGTCATTTGCCCATTTAGAAATAATGGCACAAAGCACGATCTTCGTATAGTTGTAAATAAATCATCTATATTTTTATATTTGGATTTTACAATTTTGCAACCCGTCTTTATATTATAATAACTAATATATAATTTACCATTTAAAGAACCGAGTAAATTCGCAGGTAATTTCTCTCTTATTTGATTTAAAAAAGTTGGGATTGCATTTAATGTTTTTGTTTTTTTATATATAGATTTTAATAATGTATGTGTTTGAAGACTTTCTTCTAATAAATTTGAGTAAAATAATAAGGCAGCAATAGATCCAATACTTGTTGCAGAAATATTATGTATTTGAATATATTTTTTCTTTTCCATTTCTTTTAAAAAATATAATGCACCTATATGATAACTACCATTAAAAGCACCTCCTTCTAAAATAAGATTGATTTTAGTTATTTTATTATTAGTATTTTTTATTTCTGTTATTTCTTTTGGTAAATTTTCAAGTAATTTATGTGCACATTGTTGTATCATTACTATTCTATTATGGGTATAGTAATAATATTGTATAGTGCAACGAGTTTTATTGGTTGGGTTGTGTGATGCGGTTTTATTTTATTCTGTTAAAATTTATTAAAATTGCCAATCGTTTTTGATAACATAAAATAAATAAATCCAAATAATATGCTATTAAATAAGTATCCATATAAATTTACATTTCCATCATTTGAACATAATACGGGTAAATATTGAAACATATATTTTTTAAAAATAGGCAGTTGAAACAAAAAGTATAATATAGATATTAATAAAGGTAACTGAATTTCATCATACAAATTATCTAAACTACTATTTATATTTTTAGATCTTGTATAATTTTGAATAATGTCATCCGTTTCTTCATTTTCTGTAATATAATCGTTATTTGTTGTTGTAGGTATATAATTTACTTGAACTTGGGGGTCATTTATAATATTTTCGGTATTTTGTGGAATATCTCTAGATTGTAATTGTGTCGCTCCAGTTGTTCCTGCTTTTTGTAAACTATTAATTATTTGATTTATGGTATTTTGATCTAAAGAATTGGTATTTATAGGAGCAGTAGCAGTAGCAGTAGCAGTAGACATAGATTCATTTACTGGTTTTTCATTAATTGATAAAGTTACATTTCCTGTTGGCAAATCATGAATATTTGTGCTGTTATTCTCCATAAGTATTATAAAGAATGATTGATTATACTATTTACGCAAAAGTTAAACTTGTTTTATTCTTATCACAAGTAGTTGACACATTATTAAAATGATAACATTTATTATTAACTTTATATACATCAGTTTCATCTAAAGATGGTGGAGCCATATAAACAAAACAATTTTTACCTTTACATACTACTTTAAAGAGAGAAGCTAAACCAAATCCTAATATCATAGATAATATATATCTTCCTGTTTGAGTATGTAGTAATTTAGTTATGTGCATATATATAAGTAATTATTTTTATTTATACTCAATTTTGAACCGGTATTTTTTTAATCAATGCCTTATTCATTGGACACGTCACTTCTCCTGCTTCATACATAAAACAATTGCCTGCATTATCTTCATATTGCGTTTTACCGCAATTTTCTGGACTTGGATAAACATAGACTATTTTTGCATCATTTTCTATAAAATAAATGTATAATAATCCTGTTATTAAACTTACTATAAATACTGGAAGAGAGAGATACTTTAATGAATTCATTATATTATATTAACATTTTATTCAAATTGCATATCTTGCATTTTTTCTGCTTCAGTTTCTACATCTCCATCATTTTCGGCATCTCTTTGAAAATCTAAATCTAAATCTAAATCATCTTTATCTATATTTGAAACTTGACTAGATAATTCTATTGCTCCTAAATCTATTTTCTCATTATAGGTGTATTCTTTTTCTTTTTCTGTTTCTTTTTCTTTTTCTTCTTCTTTTTCTTTTTCTTCTTCTTCTAAACCCTTACCTTTTACGTCTATTTCAAAAGATTCATCGCTACCCCAGTCAATATCTTTTACTTCTGTAACAGGATTAATTTTAGTTGTATTTTCTTTAAGTTTGGGATTAGGTATAGTAATTTCAATAGATTTTTCACTATCACTACCGGATTCTTCTACTTCAAACTTAACTGCTTTTTTAGCGGCGGTTCTTTTAATAGTTTTATTTTTAACAGGATTAGCTTGTTTTCTTGCAGTTCTTGTTTTTTTAAGAGGCACTACACTTGGACCAAATTTATCAGGTATTTGATCTATTGCCTTCTCTTCTTCGGCAATTTGTGCTTTTGTTTTTCTACCTTTCTTTTTATTGACTACTTTATTAGTAGCATTAGTAGTAGCATCAGCACCAACACCCGTTATAAAAGAAATCACCTTATCATCAGATAACCCAATATTTATGGACATTTGTTCAACCGAATATTGTTTTTCAATTAATGTGTAAGTATTTGAATCCTCATCATATTCTACGGCTTTATATGCAAAAGATAACAAATTTAATTCTTTTAATTTTTCTATTAATTCTTCAGTATATAATGCCACAGCATCATTTATTAATGCGGGATTATTCGTAGATTCATATTGTTTAATATATATTTTAATACTATTTATAATTACATACACTTGTTGTTGCAATTCTACTATTTTTTCTTTTTTCTCTAAATTATTTGTTATATTTAAATATTGTTTATTCGTGGATTCATATAATTCTATAGTTGAAATCATATCTTCTTTTAATTTATCAAATTTATTAATCGCTTGTTTTGATGAAATATATCCAAACATTAAATTATTCTTATCTTTAACAATATCTTTTTTATGGTCTAATATAATGTCTTGTTGTATATCAATTGCATTTTTTAAAGTTAATATTGTGCCCATATTAATTTCAATATTTAATGGGCAAGGATTAGAATGATCGCCGCATTTTGCAATCAAGTGACGATTTTGGTCTATCATATTTATTTTAAATATAGAACTAACATATCTTTTACAATTAACACATTTATAATTTAATGATTTAAAGAGATTGCGTTTCTCTCTCCAAGACATTTTTTCATTTTTCTCTAAAAATGTTTGTATCTCTTTTTCTTTACTAACTTGATATTGTTGTTTTAAATCATAATATTCATTTACAGCATCATCATAAATTTTGGTATTTTCTTTACTCATCTCACTTAAAGTAATCAAATATTATATTTTACAACCTTTAACAACCCACACTAAGTCAAATAACACGAGTGACAGCCAAGCAATTGGTATTGGTAATTTGCTCATCAATGACCGACGACCCTTTGCAAAGCTGGAGAAATTGCTTTATTCCCATTTTGGCAATCCAGTAATTAAACTTTGCGATTCTCTCAATCGTGTATCTTGATAATTTTTAATTTTGGTCAATATGTATTGTTTTTTTTCATTGTCTTTTATTTGTATTTCTTTAGGAGTTAATTTACCTTTATACTTAAATAATAAAACTACTCCTAAAATAACTAAAAATCCTGCAAATAATGACATATTTAATATAAATATATTATGCGATTCTTTAAATGTATGACATCGTTTTAACGTTTCTTTTAAAAAATATTTTACACCTGGCTCAATTAATGCTGGTTTCGCAATTTCCATATTAAATACTTTTATAATTTCAAAATAAATTATACTAATAATTTATGGACTCTAATGGATCAACTGCTACTATGACTACTAAAACATATTTTGGTGCTGGGTTTATAATATTTTTAGCAATTACATTAATATATTTTAAGTCTTCATATCTAGGTAAAATTAGTTATAAAGATTATTTATTTTATCCCAAAGATTCTAAAGGGCAAACTAACTATAAATTTAGTAATTATACTAGAACATTTTTTTATTTTTTAGTAATATTTGTTATACAAATTTGTATTGCTTGGACAGTAGTTAGTGCGACAAATTGTAGTATGACTAATGATAAAGGAAAAGTAATTAATGAAGTATTTAAATCTACTGCATTTCCGTGGTTATTTATTTTTGGATTATTAATGGTAGTTGTTTTATTAAAACCTAATGTAAAATCAGTTTTTTCAAATGTATATGGATATATGTTGGTAAGTTCTAGTGTGAATTCACATTTAGTTGCAATATTGAAAAATGAAAAAGAGGTTAAAGCACTTGCAGCATCAGTAACCCCTGGACAACTACCTGATGTTTTACAAAATACAGCAGACGCTATTCTTAAAATATGTGGAAATACTGGTATTTTGGTTAATCAAATCACTCCTGATAATTTTATAGACTATATGAAAATGTTACAACCATTAATGAAAGATGAATATGGCACAGCGGTGGGAAACCTTAAAGAGTATTCTCGGGAGGAGTATCCTGGTAATACTACTACATCAATTGATGATAATTTTACGATTAACGGTGTAAAATTTAATAATCCAGCAAATATATTTAATCAGTTATATAATGATGTAGAAACTAGAGATAATATTGGTGAACTTGCTTGGTTTATATATTCTGGAGTATTTATACTCTCTATTGTTACTTATAATTTAGCAATGATCTCTTGTAAATAATTTATTTTATCCTTTTAAAAAATAAACTACATACAAATAAGAGAGAATACCTAAAATAATAGATAATACCCATATTGGAAAAATAGTTTTATTTCTATATCCAATTCCAAAATGTCTAAAACTACCATCTTCTAAAAATAAATAAGAAGGTGTTCCTATTATTATTAGTCCAAATAATATTAAAAATAATACTATTGAGCACAGTAAATGATTTTTTTCAATAAAGTTATAGTACATATATAATTATAACTTTATTATTTCTCTCTTCAAATTCATTCTTTATTTTAGTTTATTTAGTTTATTTAGTTTATTCTTCATTCAATTCTGCTTCGTCTGGTTCTTCTTGTTCATCTCCATTACCATATTCTTCATCATAATTATCATTCAAATTTGTTAAATCATTATCTTCTGCATCAATTTCATTTTCTCTTTGTTCAGTCTCTAAGTAGTCCATTCTATCAAAATCATCTATAGCACCAGAACCAGAGTCATCACCTTGTTTTCTTTTCAATAACTTATTCTCTATATTTACTAATTTTTCCATTTCATCTCGATCCGCATCATAAGTATCTTTATCATAAACAGTCAATCCTTTTTGCAATCCTTTTGACCAATTACCTAATTTATTTATTTTCATCATTGTATCTACATCTTTTCCTTCAACTGACATTGCTTTTAAACGATCTGTAAACGTATCTTTTTCTTTTTGTCTTATTTTAAATACAATATCTGTAATAGAATCTACACTTAAATTTACGATTTCTTTATGCTTTGCAATAATATTTAAATAATCTGTTAATAAATTGGCTATAGTAATTTTCAACTGTTTTTTACCACCTAATAACATTGCATCATGTTCTTCATATAATCTTAAATCTACTTCTTCAACATATTCGCTAGTAAAATCCTCTTTATCTACATCAGAACTTCTACCAGTTCGTTCATTCATATTTGGCATATCAATTAAACGAATATATTCCATAAAAGTATTTAAAAAGAAATTTTCAAACAAAAGCACATTCATTGATTTACTAAATATACCATTCTCTCTCTTTTCAAACGGAATTTCTTGAATAAGTAATAATAAATCAGTTCCATTATTCATTACTTCAAATAATACATCAGTAATTACTGGATCATCATAATATTTTCTCAAAGATGTATAAAAGTTATCTACAATAGTTTTAATATCATTAGAATGAAACTGAGATAGTCCAAAATAAGCAGGCATTTTAAAAGAAGAATAATCTACTTTATTTAATATAATTGTTGGATAGACTTTGACTAAATTAACAATCACATTTTTAATAAAATTCATTGACTCTACATTTAATGTATCCCAACTACAAATATCTTCAATAGTACGTTTTAATCTACTTTTTTCTGATTTATTCAAATTGAAATTGGCAATAATAAATTCATATACTTTTATTTTCAGTTTATCATTCGTTTCTAATAAATAATTCTTTACATCTTCTATTTCTGGTGTATCTTCATCTGCTGTTATATTTTTCTTATGTTTTTCGTCTACTAATTTTTGCAAAAGATCTGTTAGAATAGGTGAAATCAGTTGAGATGGGTTATCATGAATATGATCTAATATATTTTTAATTCTATCAACTAAATTAATAACTAATGGATCTGGTATAGTAACAATATTCTCTCTATCTTTAATTTTCAATAGTTGTAAAAATTGTTCATTTGTATATATTTGACCATTTTGTTTTAATTTATTAATTTTCTCAGTAATCGAATCACTTGCTAATAAGTAATTCGGTTTTTCTTGACATAATACTAATAATTCTTCACTTAAAGGTATTAAATTATTAAATTTACATACATTAATAAATGTTTTATAAATAGTAATTTCTTCATATGATGTAAGTAGAGGAGGAAATACTTGTTTTGTATTTTTATTACTAGTTAAATAGACTGCTTTAGTTAAAGCATCAATATCTTCTAAAATATTGGCTACATTTTGAACTATCTCATTATATGCACCTATCTCTCTATCTTCATCTGAAAAATATTGTATTGTTATTGCTTTTTCACTTTTATTATTTTCATCGCAACAATAATTTTCTAAAAATGGAACTCCTGCCATATTTGTCATCAGTAATATTTTTTTCTGCACTATTTGTTGAATCTTTTCTTGAATACCAAGAGAGAACAAAATAATTTTAGATTCCATAATAAGTATCTTCTCTCTTTGCGCTTCTTCCAAACTCTCTGTTTTTAAAGAACGCATTAATGATTCTTTAAATTCTTTTGTAATATCTTGTAAAGCGCGTGGCCTAATAGTAAATTCTTTTAATGGTGGTAAAAAAGTGGTCCATTTATTTATATTATGCTCATCTGGTATAATAACTTCCGCATCTGTTAATAAATATTCATTTTTCAATTTCATACGATCAATCACTTCAGGAATAGTAAGCAAATAATCATTAATATATATTTTTAATTTAGTTGCAACAGCCTCTTCCTTTTCTTTCTTTAAAACTTGCCATGGATTACTATCTACTCTAATTTTATAAGCAATACATGAAATATATTGGATTGCGCTATCATCTCCAGATCCAGTAAATGGAAATCCTTGGAATGATTTTACACATCCAGGATGTGTCTTTTTTGTTTTTATAGAAGGAATACTTGTTTGTATTCCGATTAAGAGAGAACCTAAAGTAAGATATAAAACAAATGAATTATAAATAGTATTATAATCTGGTGTCTTTTTACCTTTCTTTGCATTTGCTTCTACCATTTTTTGATATTCTTTTTTCTTCATCATATTATCGGCAATTGATTTGACAGTAATTTGAATAATAAATTCTTTAGTTACCATATCCAAATTTACATACATAAATCCAGTAATTGCATTAATAATATTTGTGATCATTTTGACTTCAGGAGAAGATTCTTTTATTATTTTATTATTATCATTATCACCTTCTTTATTTAATGTAAAATTAGCTTCTTCTTCTAGTATAGCACGACTTGATAACTTAAACCCGCTTTCATCATACCCTTCTTCTTCGTCAAAATCTATTTTACGAATTACATATCCACTATGTTTATCGATAATACTATCTCCATCTTCACTTAACTGACCATAATCTTTAATAATATCATTTAAATGATTTATATATTGTTGTGGATTATTTATAAAAACATTTGCTAAGATCAATAAAAATTTTGGTATTAATTTGGCATTTGTTTGCTTACAATATAACCAATACATAGATTCGCCAGTTGTTTCATTCACTTCTCTAGCAAATTTACTAGCAAATTCTAAAATATCCTTCTGTCGTTTAATAAAATCGGATTGCCCCATAATCAAATTAAATAATTTACTATGGGGTGAAACTAATATTGGTTCTGCATCTTCATCGTGTTCAGTTCCTAAGTTGTATTGAAAATTATTATATTTATATTGTTGATTCTGTTTAATATCCATTAATTTATTCATAATAGAATCATAATATTTGAATCTATTTGCCAAATATTTCTCCAAATTTTCTTTTGATACTTGATAATTTTTATCAAACTCTGTAATGACTTGATTTAATATTTTCTTTTTAATTTCTTTCTTATTCAGAGACATAGATTCACAATGCGAATCTATCATTTGTTTATCTGTAGCATTAATACAAGTTTGTTTCATATCACATATTAATTCACTTTCATTACCAATTGCATCTATTTCTGTTTTTTTCCATTCATTATTTTTTCTTTTATAATAATTTACTTTATCATTGTCATAAAATATCGCATATTCATCATTTTGAACTAGGCGTGCTTTATTTAAAATATATTCTGCTAATAATGGCGATTCCTCAAGCGAATATTTATATTTTTCTACAAGTTTATTTACAAAAAAAGGGAAAAACTCTTCCACTGACTTAGTCGCAAATTCTTTATTAAAATCATCTAATAAATGATATGGAGTTTTATCGAATTGTTTATCAAAATAAACTGGTTTATGATTATCATCCTCTAATTCTTTTAATGACATGTATTGTTTTGCAATAATATAAGTATCGCATTTACCGCCGTCTTTACCGCCATCTTTACCGCCGTCTTTACCGCCGTCTTTACCCCCATTATCAATCATTACTTGCTGTTGAATTTCTTCCTCTATTTCTCCTTCAATTTCTTCTTTATTATTTTCCAAATACTTATGAATATTTTCCGGTAACATTAAATCTATTTGCAATATAGATAATCCAGTATTATACAAATTTCCAAAATCGCTGGTTATAATTTGTTTTATTAATTCCAAATTAGTGCCTATATTTTTTGCACGATTGTCATATTTATATCCATCAATCACATTTATTTTTACATTTATATCAAACTCATTATTTATTCGATACTCTGAATTACTATGAGCATTATTAATTAAATTAAATACCGCAGTATAACTAGGTTTCACCTTTTCTTGCAATTTAGTTAAAAAAATAGCAAGCCCTTGAAAATCACGACTTTTACTTATATATTTTTTATTAAACTCTGATATTTTTTCTTTAATATATATATTAAAATCTCTATATTGCGTATATGTTAAATCATCTACATATATCAAAAACGGTTCTAAATATTGTGTCACATGATATAATGATAATTTGCCATTTATATATTTATCCATCAACTTAAAGAGAACCCGCGTTTTTGGAACAATAATATTTAAAAATTGTTTATAAAGATCCTCCGGGGATAGTTCATTCATTTCATCATTTTTAGTAAGGATATAATTTTTAATATCATCAGCATAATTTACTTTATTAAATTCTATGTTTGTGCTCAAATCTTCTACTTGAATTGTTTGCACTTTGGTTCGTTTATTTAATAATTTAAAGTAATCAACAAAAGTTAAATTCAAATTTGCTTTTTCTAATAAATTTGTTGCTGGTAAATTAATATGTGAAAACTTTATAACTGGTTCAGGTAAAGTTACTATTGATTTTAAAGAGAGAATATCTGGATCAGTCAATTCAGTTAATTCTACTGTATATTTGCTATTTGTGATGGTGATTGGACTTACTTTTGTTAAACCAGTATTATATGTATCCATATAAAACTTTTTTGTATTATCAAACACATTTGTTTCAAAATTATCTGTATTATTTATTAATACTGATAAGTTATCTAATATAGAAATATTTGATATGGTAGTTGGACTAATTATGTCATCAAATGGACTAAAATATGGATTCAATTGTTGAACCATTTTTACATATTTATTTTGTTCATCTGTATGCTCATAAGTATAAATGATTTGTTCCATTTCTTTTAAAGATGTCATTAATTCTGCATCATTATTTGTAACATCATATATTTTTTTATAATTTGTTGCTACAGGAAGAATCCAATATAACATTTGTTTATATCTTTCTAAATTATATACTAATGGTTTCCATAATATATTTTTTTGAATATATGAATCTACATTACCATAATCATCATAAGTAGAAAATTCTTGTCTTAATTGTTTATATCTTTCAATCATAATATGAATATTATTTAACATACTTGTGGTTTTTGCACTTACTGATAATTTTGATATCATATTATCCAATAAATCATTTGTTTGTGTTTCTATATTATATCTTTGTTTTGATGCATCTACATTTACATATTGATTTATTTCTTCCAAATTTTCTCCAAATATAATCTGATCTGCTTTTAATAAATATTCATTTAATTTTGTTATATTTGGTTCATTTGGAGCATATTCATTTTCTATCGGTCCTTCTTCTTGTCTATAATCTTGTTCATATTCTCCCTCTTCCTCTCCCTCTCCCTCTCCCTCTTCTTCTAAACTTTCTTTTTCTAATTCTGCTAATGGTTTTACTGCCTTAGTTATTGCCTTAGTTCCTGGTTTTTCTCTTACATGAATATACTCTATCGGCAAATCTTCGGGTATTCCTTTATAATCAAAATTAATATAAATGATCTCTCTTTTTGGATATGTTGTAATTTCAATCATATCATCTTCTACATTGGTGATTTCCCCAGTAATTAATAAAGGAACATCTTCTGCAAATAATATATTTAACCAAATTCCTGTTACTAATTTATGTTGTAATGCATACCCTTTTTGTTGATTTCTATATAAGAGAGAAATGCCAGTAATTGATTTATCTAATAATACATCATCATCTACATTTAATATTTCTGGTTTTAAATTTGCTATATTAATTAATTTAATTTTACTACTATTTATGTAATTTATGTAAAAAGTTTTTAAATGATACTCATTATTACCCTCTGATTCTATTTTAATAATGTCTCCTAATTCTAAGTTTTCTACTTTTTTGATTTTTTCTTTTACTACTATTTCTATTTCTTCACCTTCTTCTGACATTATCTTATATTATAGTAGAAATTTAAATAGCATTTATAATTTAAATATTCTTCAAGGGTCTAAAACCAAGGTTTTCTGTTGGCGTCATTTTCTGCTTTTGTTGCTTCAGCATCCGCTTTTCTTGCATCTGCATCTGCTTTTTTTGCATCAGCATTTTGTTTATCTACTTCAGCTTTTTTAGAATCTACATCTAATTGTGCTTTTTTTGCATCTGCATCATTCTGTGCAACTTGTTTATTTTGATCTGATGCAGTTACTGCAGGGTTCTCTTTTTTGGTTTCTGTTGGTTCTGTTCCTGTTCCTGTTCCTGTTCCTGATCCTGTTCCTGTTCCTGTTCCTGTTCCTGATCCTGTTCCTGATCCTGTTCCTGATCCTGTTCCTGATCCGTTTGCTGTTGCAGCATCAAATCCAGAAAAACTAGTTGCTGATGTATTTTTATCTGTTTCTACTGATGTAGGTTGAATTCCCCATAATGCTTGAAACAATGGAGGACTAGAACTAGCTATTTTAAATTGACAAGGTGGAGAAGGAGGATTACCAGGTCCACCTAAAAGCCAGCACGGATTACACGGTTTATCTTTATCTACAAATTCAAAATAAGGTATTTCAGTTGGTAAAATAGTATAATCTCTTATATCTAAATTTTCTTGATTTGATTTACCAATATTAGTAGATTTAGTTAATTGAGAATTAGCAGGACCTTTACATATAAAAATAGAACCACTTCCATTATCATATCCATCTTTAGAAAATAATTGCTCTGATGGACTAGAAGGTGTATCTGGATATTGCCAATTGTCTGTTATTCTTTTCTTAATTTTAAAGCCTAGTATAGGAAATGATGAATATAATACATTAAACATACCTCTATTTGGAGTTTGGATTGGATCTAACCATTTTGATATCAATTTATAAAAAGGAGAACCTTTCAGTTCTTCTAAATGTGTTTTATATTCATCTGTTCCTGTTGCATATTTTATATAACCTAAAACAAATGGATCAATTGGAAATTGTTTATTATTAATATAATATTGTCCTTCTTCTTCTGTAGTCACTTGTTTAAGTTGGTCACTTAAAGTAGTAGTATCCTTCATAGCATCAATCTCAGTATTTTGACTTTTCATTATTTTAATTACTGCATCTAAGGTGTCATTTGTAATACGACTTGTATCTGTTGGAGGATCAATTGATTCAGTTATTGGTGCTAAATATGCATATGTTGATATATTAGCACCAGTTAAAGAAGATGACGTTGAAGATGACGTTGAAGAAGATAAAGATGAAGTAGATAATTCAAAATTTTCTTTATGTTTGGGTCTAATCATTTTCAATAAATATTCCCCACCATATAAAAAAATTAAACCACATAAAATATATAATATGATTTTTTTAATATTCATATTAAATATACATATTAAAATATTTAATTAAATTTTGTAATACTAATTTCACACTTTTCTTAAAACATTTGTTTAATATGCTGATAAATACTAATCGCTTGAGAAATAGTAACTAATAAATTTTGTGAAATATTTGATGGATCTACACCTGTTTTATATGCTAAACGAATAATACTATCTGTATCGTGTGGATGCATTTTACAGAATCCGCAAAAACTTAGGGTTTCTTCTCCATGAAAATATTTTTCATACATTAAATATTCTATTACTTTTCCAATAGTATAATCTTCATCTTTCAAAATAATATCAAAACAATTTTGCATTGTATTTTCAGAGGGTATAATTTCTAATTGGACTGTTTCAATCGTTGTTATTAATTCTGATAATTTTTTAATTAATACATCACACGCTTTTTTCAAAATATCTTCATTTGAATAAACACCAACTGTTTGAATAGTAAAATCAAAACTATCTGGTAAAAAGATGCGATGACCTTCTAATAAAAACCAATCCTTCTTTTTTAGTTTTATTGTTTCTTCTGTTACACTTTCATCGCGCCATAGTTGCATTTTTTTCCCTAACTCTGCTTCTATTGCTGATTCATTTAACGTATTTCCGTATGCACAAATAGATACTACATTAAATGAACTATCTTCTTTTACAGAACTGATTGAAAATTCTGCAGTTAAATGTAATTTTTCTCCAGGTAAACTTTCTGAAATATTTGGACGTAATCTAGCAAAATCAATAAAATATCCAGTAATACTATTTGAAGGAAATATTGTTCTAGTTGTTTCCTCACTTAAATAAGAATCTGTTTTAATATTTTTAATTTTGAAATGTTCGGTTGTAATATATCGAATAGTATCTGTTTTATTTTCTTCATTTATTTCTAAAATATAATCTTGTAATGGCATTGTCAAATCTGTAATATGTATAGGAATACAACTAAGACGCTGTTTTAATATTTCATTATTAAGACGTGTAGTATTTGTGATTATATTTGCTTTATTTTCTTCATAAGGTGTAGTTTTTATAACTACTGTTGAAATATCAGACAAAACGGTTCGTCTTATGGCATTCATTAAACTTACATTTATATCAGTCATTGTAAATTTTAATATATTAATACGATCATCATTCTTTTTACTTTCAGCTTTAATAGTAGGATTCATTGTAATATACTATAATATATATTTATATTCTTTAATCAATTTTTTAAATAATGAGTTTAAACATTAATCAAATAACCTTATTATAAAATAATGAGTTCTATTCTTTATTATAGTAATTTTTGCGAACATTCTAAAAAACTTTTACAATCCATATCTAAAACACAATTAGGTAAGGATATACATTTTATGTGTATTGATAAACGTGTTTCTGAAGGAGGTAAAACATATATTGTTTTAGAAACTGGACAAAAAATAGTTTTACCAGAAAATGTAGCAAAAGTGCCGGCATTATTATTATTAAATAATAATCAAATTTTGTATGGAGATGGTATATATAACTATTTTAAATCAAAACAAGAAGTTGTTACAAAACAAGTTACTCAAAATAATATGGAACCAATGGCATTTTCTTTAGGAGGTTCTGGAGGATTTAGTGGAGTGACATCTGATCAATATAGTTTTTTAGATATGGAACCTGAATCATTAACTGCAAAAGGTGATGGTGGTATGAGACAAATGCATAATTATGTGCAGTTAAATCATGTAGATTCTTTTCAGCCTATTTCGAAAGATGAAAGTAAACCTAATGATAATATGACTATTGAACAATTACAGCAACAAAGAGAAAAAGATTTCCAAGGATTAAATTTACCTAGAAAATAAATGATAAATAATGTTAAAAGATAAAGATATAATTAATTAAATATATTAAATAAATAGTATTAAATATATTTAATGAATCCTTCAATATTATTAAATGCTTTTAATGATCAATTAGCAGATTTATTTATTGATATAACTAACGTTTTTCCTGATAATATAGATATTAAATCTGCACAAAATACGGTAATATTAGTTAGAAAAGCTAACCCAAAAATGGTTGTTAAAATATGGAAAACATATGTTGTTGACAAATATAGTGATGCGATTGATTCTAATGATATATCATTTTTTATAGAAAAAGATTATTGTGAAGATTTAACTAATGCCGATCAATCAAATAAAATTATGGCATCTATTGATCGTTTAAGAGATCCTATTAAGAGTATGAATTCAACAGATCAAGCAAAAACTATGAAATATCTTCAAAATTTAAAAAAATTATGTTGTTTATATCATCAATTGTGTTAAAATGTATTTAAATAAATAATTATATAAATTATATATGGACAAGTTTATGGAAAATAAAGATATAGAAGATATAGAAGAAGGAGAAGAAGTAGAAGTAGAAGGAAAAGAAGTAGAAGGAAAAGAAGTAGAAGGAAAAGAAGTAGAAGGAAAAAAAGTAGAAGGAAAAGAAGTAGAAGGAATAGAAGTAGAAGGAATAGAAGTAGAAGGAATAGAAGTAGAAGGAAAAAAAGTAGAAGGAAAAGAAGTAGAAGAAGTAAAACCTAAACTAATAGATTCTATTCCAGAAAATTTTTATACTATTATAAATGATTTTACTAGAGATTTATTAATTACATTTCCAGAATGCTCTTCTTCTATTTCATTATTATGGTTTAATGAAGATAGTTCTACTGAAGATAAAAAACAAAAAACTGAAAAAGTATTTAACCATTGTTTAAAAATATACCCTGAACGATTTTTTGATATTTTATATAAAAATGAAGAGATTTTTAAAACCGATTCTATTGTATCTACTGAATTCCTCCCATATATTATTTTTAAACATTTATGGAAATGCGAAATTACTGAAAAAACAAAAAATTCTATTTGGAAATATTTACAACTTATTTTATTTTCAATCATTAATTCTGTAAAAGACGGAACTTCTTTTGGTGATACTGCAAATATGTTTAATTCTATTGATGAAACTGATTTTAAAAGTAAATTGCAAGATGCATTAAGTAGTGTTCAAGAATCATTTACTAATACTTCGACCGAATCTACTAGTGCTGATTCAACTAGTAATGAAGCTAATTCATCTTTGCCATCATCTTTACCATCTGCTGAAGATATTCATAATCACATGAATGGAATGTTAAATGGTAAATTAGGCGATTTGGCAAAAGAAATTGCTGAAGAAACTGCTGAAGAACTAGATATTGATTTTGAAAATATGACTGGTATTCAAGATGTATTTCAATCATTATTTAAAAACCCGGCAAAATTAATGAATATTGTTAAAAATGTTGGTGATAAATTAGATACGCGAATTAAATCAGGTGATCTTGATCAAGAAGAATTAATGGCTGAAGCTACTGAAATGATGAGTAAAATGAAAAATATGCCTGGACTAGAAAATATTCAAGAAATGTTATCTAAAATGGGTATGGGTGGTCTAGGAGGGTTAGGAGGGTTGGCTGCAAGTATGGGTGCAGGTGCTGGCGCTGGTACTAATGCTAAACAACCTAAACAACCTACTAAACCTGTTGCTAAAGGTAAAGTAAATATGCAAGCTACTGCACAAGCTACTGCACAAGCTATGCAAAATATATTAAAAAAAGATGAAACTAAAGAACGTTTTAAAAAGAAGTTAGATTTAAAACAATTACAAGAAACTCAGCAAAAATTAACACAACAACATGAAGAAGATATGCGATTAAATAAAATATTAAATGACGAGCAAATAATAGCAATGTTTAATACTTCAAAACCTGGAAATAATAGTAGCAATAGCACTAGCACTAGCACAAGTAATAAAAAAGATAAAAAAGATAAAAAGATAAAAGATAAAAAGGAATAATTTAAGTAATTCTATATATATAATAATATGACATCTATTTTTTGGTTAAATGATCCTACTATCTTATTAAATAAAGATTTTATTTTACAATTATGGCCAAGTTCATCTATGTCATTTGAACAAAATTTAAATGCTATTAGCAGATTAATCATTATTTTATCTATTTTAGGATTTTTAGCAACAAGATCAATCAATATAATAATTGTTGGTGTGGTTACATTAATTGTAATTATTATTTTATATAATACGCGCAAACCAAAATTAGTGCGAACTAAAGAAGGTTTTAGTGGTTATGGGAATAATGGACTAGACAGTCCTGTAATTGATAGTCCAAAAACATTACAAAAATTTTTAAATAATGAATTTGTTCTAACTAATAAAAAGAATCCTTTAAGTAATGTTTTATTAACTGATATTGCTGACAATCCTACTAGAAAAGCAGCTCCACCATCTTTTAATATTCAAGTCTATGAAGATATAAATAATAATACAAAAAAAATGGTGCAATCTTTAAATCCAGGAATTAAAAATACGAATAAACAATTGTTTGGAGATTTAGGAGAAAAGTTTGAATTTGATCAATCCATGTCTAGATTTTATTCAACTCCAAATACGAAAATTGCAAATGATCAAGGGGCTTTTGCTGAATATCTATATGGTGATATGCCTTCATGCAGAAATGGCGATCCTTTTGCATGTGTTCAAGATAATCTCAGGTATAATCTCTATTAGTCCAACATAATTCCGCTAGAGGCGGTCGGTTTGGAGCAAAACAACCTTTGGAAAAAGTTGTGCCAAATTCAAAGCAAAATATATTTAGAACAATTAAATGGATAAAACTGAAGTAATATTATGCTTCACTTTTATTAATAAATTTTGCTCCACTTTTTAAGTGGTAATTTTGCTCCACTTTTTCTAAAAGTGGTTAAAGTGGATTTTCTAAAAGTGGTAATTTTGCTCCACTTTTTCTAAAAGTGGTTAAAGTGGATTTTCTAAAAGTGGTAATTTTGCTCCACTTTTTTTAAAAGTGGTTAAAGTGGATTTTCTAAAAGTGGTAATTTTGCTCCACTTTTTTTAAAAGTGGATATATATATAAATGGCAAATATCTCTTCCTATGCTTTTGAAAATATGTCTAGAATTGGCAATGATAGTTGCGCACTTGATCAAGAATCTATTCAAAATGTAAATGCTTGCAATTATTTATTGCAAAACTTTTTCATCGGTGATTGCACTATGCAAAAACCAATTGGTTTAGCAACTACACAACCAGGTGTTTTTTATAATGGACCAAGTAGTGTTGGATCTGGTGGTTGTGTTGTTGATGCCAGTTCTAAATTACTTATTGGTTCCCTTCAAACCCATCCCAAATGCAAATTGGAATTATTTCAACGTCCATTTGCTACTGTTCCTTTTTTAGGAAGAGGATCTGTTAATCCTGTTTTAGAAGCACAAATTCAACAAGGTGAAGCAATTACAAATAAAAGATCTATTACCAAATTAGGTGAGAGAAGTTATATTAATTATCATAATACTCCATTACAACCAGATGTGAAAAACCGTGTTACAAATCCAAATTATTGCATTGAAAGTTCTGCATCTGCTGGTTGGATCCGTGGCGGTCTTCCAAGTCGTGATATGACTCGTGATAAAGAGTTTTATAACTAAATCCACTTTTAGAAAAAGTGGAGCAAAATAACAACTGCAAAAGTGGAGCAAAATAACAATTACGCTAGTGGCAGTCGGTAAGTGGATCAATTGCAATATTAATAAAATTGAATATTATTTAATATAAATAATAATATTTAATAATCAAAATGGGATCTTGCTTTAGTTCTAACTCTATTAATTCTTTATGCTGTTTTAATTTTAAACGAAATACTGTTATTAAATCAGTTGCTTTGAAATTACCTCATGGTTCAAAAAGTATTGAATATTGTGAACAAACTGGTGGATTTATTCATTGCGATATTAATATTTGGTTAAGTCAATTATATTTAAATTCGGAATGGACTAATTGGCAAATTTATAATGATGAAACTGGACATATTATTAATGAACACAAAGATATTCATCATAAAAAAGGACATTGTAAAGGTATTGTTGCTTGGAATAATAAACGGATTTCTTGGTTATGTCATTCTGTACCCAATTTTCCCAAATTCTTTGATGGTAAAATAATATCTGATATTGAAACAGGTGAATTAATATATGGACAATCTTTTCAATATATTGAAATCGATTATAGTGAGGAAATGATTACTAATATTATAAAACAACTACACATTATGGAAGCAAATATATTTAGCAATTCCGCTAGTGATTGTCAATCTTTAGAACAAATTAAAATTACTAATTTGAAACAAAACTGGGGGCAAGGGGGTCCTAACCCCCTAAAATTAACTGATACTATTTCACATATTGCAAAACCACCCCATTGTCATATTGATATTTATAGTGATTATTTAGTAAAAGAATATAATCATCTTTGGAAAGTAGAAACTTGGATTCGTGGTCATCATATTTTAGAACCATTAATTGAAGTATCTTTAGATTTATCATCTCATAAAATTATTGATATTACTTCATTACAATTTGAAGATATAAAATGGACTGAAAAACAAGATCATTCTAAATGGGCTACTACTTCTCCTTCAGGATCACATTACTGGATTGGTGATTTAAATCGTATGACAAGTCAATATAAACGTGGTGGTGGTGGTTTTATTTGTATGGATCAAAATATAGCTAATGCATTTAATAAATTAATAAAATAAATAGAATAAGTAAAACAATAAATAGAATAACCAGAAAACAAGAATAAAAGAAACAATAGTATAAAGATAATAATATAAAGAACGTATGTATAATTGCAATGTTATTATAACATATAATTATTATGATAAACAATTTAAAGAAAACAATAAAAAACAGAATATTGATCTTGATTTAATTGATCAAGAAGATATGACAGATGATATATCCGAAACTTTATATAGAGCTGAATTACTTGGAGTTTTTGGTTTGGAAGAATTTGATGATAAAGTCATTAACTTAGAAGTAATGAATTTATGTAGTCAATTATCAGCACATACTGAATTTGCTGAGTTAATGCTGAAGGCCGCGGCCAAAATGTTATCTGAAGATTTATGTACTGGTCTTATGGTATTATTTTCATATGATTCTTTTTTTTTATTGCATAGATGTATTTGCGAGTTTTTAAAAACTGGTATTATTAGTGCCGAAACATTGGATGCTCTTACCGAATCATTGGCTAAGTAATTTATTTACTCTAAGTCAGTAACATAGAATTTATTTTTCAATACAATTCCAAATAAAATAATTAAAAATACTAATTCTACTACTACAAGCACTGGAATATTATTTATATTTCCCATAATATAATTATTTGCTGCTTGTTTTTTTGGATCATTTCTTTCATTCCAACGAAGAACTAATACTGTTATACAAATTAAAATCAATATGACAAACACTGAAAAATTCGAAATTACTGATAAAATGACTTCATTATTTATTAATGCACATAATACTGCAATAACTGTTGTTATTATTAATGAATTTATTGGCACTTTATTATCATTTACTTTTCCCCAAATATCACTAAATGTTACACTTTTATTATCACCGCAACTATACATAAATCGAGATGCAGTAAGAATAGATAAAAATGCAGTATTAAACATTACTAAAAATCCTATAAGGTATGCAGCTAATCCAACTTTAGGACTAATTAAACCATATATTTGACTTATTGGCGCATATGATATTGATGTAGCTTTATATCCTAATGTAGATATACATGCAATAATAAGAGCAATATAAATAACTGTTGTTGTTACTAATGTTATACCTAATGCTTTTACAACATCGGGTGGATTAATTGCTTCTTCACTCATCTTAATAATTGCATCATACCCATTAAATAAAAAGAATGATATAACTACTGATAATATAGCTGAACTCATTGATACTTTTGGACCATTCATTACTTTATTCATGTCAAATGATGGAACTGCATAAAAAATAATTCCAAATAATAATATTAATAATGTTACTCCAATTATATTTGCAAATGTTTTTGATGAATCTATACCCATATAATTAATACCAAATATCACTGCTATTAAAAATAAACTAAGACATCTTTGCCAAAACCCTGATATTTTTACTTTCCAAAAATCATTAAAACTGATATATTTTGTTAATGAAATTATAATTGTTACTGCTGAAAATACTATAAATAAATATGTCATGTAAATCATAACTTGACCTAATGAATCGCCAAATATATCTTTTACTGCTAAATATTCTGTTATATTTGATGGATAACGAGAATATAATTCTGCATAACAAAGACCCATTATTATTGAAATTACTGCAATTAATGAAATAATTGTAATCGTATTTTTACCTCCATATAGCAACGATTTTCCTAATATTACAAACACCCCTGCACCGACAACATTTCCTAGACCCATTAATGATAAATCTGTTAATGTTAATGTTCTTTTTAATTTGCCTTCTTCTTGTTTACCTTCTTCCGGGTTTTCTTGTTTTTCTGCCATTATTTATATATTAGTTCTATAAATTTAAAATAAAAACATTTATTATATTATGGCATCTACTCGAAATAAAAATTATTCTGGTAACTATTGTTTAGAACAAAAACAATTTGCTAATTCTGCGCAATATACTTTATATCCTAACTCGCAATATGGTGCGGCATATGATACTATGATGCCTGGAAATGGTGTTAATCCAGGTCAAATACCGTGGAACCAGTTATCTAATAATGCTGTTCAAATTGAATCTTTTTTATTTGGAATTAATGCAACAAATTTAGTAAATCCTGCGCCTCATCATATTACACCTGAATTAAAACCTCTGGGCACCGTTAATTTTTTTGAAAAATCAAAAGTTGTTCAAGTTCCTATTCCACTTGTTATTGAAAAAAATCAGAGACCTTTTCCGTGCCCGAATTAATTTGTTATTTAAAAATAAATATAATTATTAAATTGATATAAAATTATACTATAATACTATATCAATTATAACAATGTGTAAAGAATCTAATTGTAAAACTAGACCACAATTTAATTTAGAAGAAAAAAAAACTCCGCTTTATTGTTTTACTCATAAACTTGAAGGAATGGTAAATGTAATATCTAAAAAATGTATTTATCCAGATTGTAAAAAACAACCAAATTATAATTTAGAAGATGCAAAAATAGCAATTTATTGTTCAAAGCATAAACTTGAAGGAATGGTAAATGTAACATCTAAAACATGTATTCATGAAGGTTGTAAAACTAGACCAACTTTTAATTTGGAAGGAGAAAACATAGCAATCTATTGTTCTAATCATAAAAAAGAAAATATGGTTAATGTAATATCTAAAACATGTATTCATGAAGGATGTAAAACTCATCCAATTTATAATATTGAAGGAGAAAAAGTAAGATTATATTGCTCACTGCATAAAAAAGAAAATATGGTGGATATTAAAAATAAAAAATGTATTCAT